GTTATTGGAAACTGCAGTAGGACCGGGAATACCTTGTGGACCTTGCGGACCTACAGCGCCATCTTTACCGTCTTTACCGTCGATACCAGGATCGCCTTTTAGACCAACTGCGCCAGTACTACCTTGTGGACCTTGAGGGCCAACTGCGCCAGTAGGACCAGCAGGACCCATTGGACCCATAGGACCGGAAGGACCAACAGGACCTTGCTCGCCTTGGATACCTTGAGGGCCGCGTGGACCAGGAGGACCAGGCAGAGTGATGCCACCGCCGTCACCTTCAATGTTGAGGTTTGCGGCAGAGTTTATAACTAATTGCCATGCGTCACCAGCGGCAACCACAGCGTTTGGATTGGCGAACTCTTGCGGAGCAACGCCACTTGTGTCTTTCTTGGCGATGTATACGGCATAAGCATAAGTGACAACATCACCACGACTATAAGATGCATTGGAGTTCCAAAGACCTTTGAAATCGTTGATTGGTAATGTGTAATTATCTTGACGTGAAATCCATTCATCAGCAACAGTCGCTTTCACTAAAGAAAGGATCGGCATGTCGAATGAAATCTTTGAGCCATCGCTCTTGATGAAGGTAAGTTCTTCTGTCTCGTAGTCGAACAAGGCATTGATGATATCTGCGGCGTCTAAACCTTTTTCGCCTTGGAGACCTTGTGGTCCCATATCGCCTTTGATACCTCGTTCGCCACGTTTTACTAATAGATTCCAGTCTGGAGTTGAGCCAGGCTCGCCTTCAGGCTGAGATTTATTTGCTATCCAAGCAGACCCCGACGACGAGATAACAACGTCGAGTCTTTCATAAGTTGTATTAGCACTCCAAGCCTTACGAAACTCAAAGCCACGAAGCACGAGACTGTAAGCTGTGCTATTGCCAGGAATACTATCACTATCTCGATTGGCGACATAATATCTTCCATCATGTTCGACCCACTGACCCGCTTTAATAACGGTATCAGGAGTCCATTGTTGAACTTTAGAACGATTAGCCTCGGCAATGGCCATTTCTAATTGAATAGATTTGGTCTTTGCAATGGCTATCTCTTTATCGAATTCAGAGATTTGTTCGGCGACTGCGGCCTTTTGCATCTCAATGAGTTCGCTAGTGGCATCTTTTACTTCGTCCTCTAGAGACGATTTAGTGATGGCCAACTCTTCTTCAGCAGCCTTTAGAGCTACCTCTTGATTTGCTATATACTCATCTACCGTGGCTAACTTAGCCTCGACCTGAGCCTGAGTGTCTTGGAGCACCGATTTAAACTGCTCGCTATAGCTACTATTCCATTCAGTAACGATGACATCCAAGTGCTTCCTGACATCTTCTGGAGATACCTTGAGCGCCTCGATTAGATCGTTATCGCATTTAAATAGCTGGAGAAATTCTTCTGCATTAAAGTCTTTTCCGTCAATACCATTCTGACCGTCAGCGCCTTTGATTACGCCAAGATCGATAGATTGACCGTCAGTCATTTCGATCGTGAGAGCACCTTCATCGGTAATCTCAAAAGCCTTGATACTTAGGCCTTCAGGTCCACTCTCGCCTCGTTCTCCCTGCTCTCCTTTTTCACCAGTAAGGCCGGTAGGACCTTCTTGACCTTGAGGTCCTGTGACGGATTTAATGAACTCTTCGTCAGATAAGAGACTTGATTTGACGTCCTGAACTGTAACTGATTGACCAGATTCACCTTGCTCTCCTTGAGGACCTTGCTCGCCTGTGTCACCTTTTTCACCAACTAAAGATTTCACAAACTCAACATCGTTGATTAGGACTTCTTTGACTTGTTCGAGCGTTACAGATTCGCCTGCAACGCCTTGCTCACCTTTTTCACCAGTGAGACCTTGCTCGCCTTGTGGACCTTTGGCGGCAGCTAAAAATTCTTCATCCGCGAGAAGTGAAGCGATAGCCTCTTCAACAGTAATGCTTTTACCGTCTTGACCGTCAGCACCTTTTTCGCCTTGCGGACCGATCTCGCCTTGGAGACCTTGTTCGCCTTGTGGACCTTGCTCACCAGCTGGAATAGACTTTACTAAATCGTATACTTCGTTTAGTTTGTCGTTAGATTCTTGGATGATGTCAAGGACGATTTGGTCCTTTTCATCTACATAATTCTTAAGCTGCGACGCAGCGGCAACGATTGCCTTTTCTACTGTCATGTTTCTATTCCTTATCGTGAAGCCGATTGTAATTATCTGGAGGTTGTGTAAACAACTTTCCAAAGGCCGTGCTTAGGAGCCTTCAGAAAACTGTTTACGAGTTTGCAACTGCAAGCGCTTTCGCTATTGCATCTGCCTTTCGTTTATTAGGAGGTTTATCATCTTCATTTAATCCTTCAATAAGGATTTCAAGAAAATCAATGGTGCCTTCTTTAGTCAACTCTTCTTCAGTTTCAAGGAAATCTTGAAAGATATTCCATTCTGTCTCAAAGTCGTCTTGCTGCCCAAGATATTCATAGAATAAATTCAATGCATCATCTGTTTTCATGTTAGTGTCCATCCTTGTAAGTCTTTTATCTTGCCTGCGCAAAGTAATGATACGCCAGTATTTTTTAAGCCGAACTCATTCCGTAAATCCATTTGTAAATACTTACGCTCGCCATAGGTTGGGTGATAAAAGGAATAAATAGTTTTATTCTTTGGTTTGCCCATCCTAGCGATTGAGCCTTTAATCCCAATTTCCACGTTATCGCGAGAGTTAGCGGCAATCTTCTGCGCAGCGCTCATTTTCATCCTAGTTTCAAGAGATTTAGGTTTGCGTTGTTTCGCTTTAACCTCTTCTTTTGACCACGTCGCTTTCATCCTCGCTCTCGCTTCATCAGTATGCGTTTTAGTCCGCAACTCTTTGTATCCAAATGACGGAGCAAACCAACTTAAGGAGTGCATCATTCTAATTCTTTGGTTTTTATTTCCAAATCTAGATAACAACCGGTGCGCAATATAATGATGTCTATGAGGAAGATACACTAAATTAGAAGGCTCATCCGTACCGCCTAAACTCGTCGGTAAAATGTGATGGCGTTCCACATATTCTGAAAAGTCTTCTTTTTCGAGTCCTTTAAAGGAGTCGATTAATCGATTGTAAATTCTCTCATAGTCCATAATTATACCTTTGATGGTTCGAGTGGGTTTTTAGTCAGTTCGCCTCTAATTTTATTGATAGCGTCTCTTGTCGTATAATTATTATAAACAAGACCTTTTCTATCAAACATTAGTTTGCTGCCTTTCTTATAAACACCGGATTTAATGGCTAAGTCCATGTAAGGCTTTACCTGTTTATTAACGGTCGTTTCTAGTTTCTTAAACTCCGCCGCAGATAATGGCTTACTACCTTCTTTACCATATTTAGCGTTACGAAGTCTTCCAGCCTGACTTCCAAGTTGTTTTGTAATCCCATTCGCAGTACGAGCGGCAGTAGCCTGTTGGATTGTAGGATACACTCCTAGATTTCCTGGCTTAGTGCCGCCTTTAGCGACTTTAATCGGATTAATAACAGCCTCCAGCATATGAGCTACGGTGTGTTCGCCGCCGTTCAATAAAGCCATGTTTTTACCAGAGTTAGAGCCACCTTTACCGCCAGACATCTTGTGGTGCCATTCCCAATTCATGGTAGATAAACCCTTTTCTTTCATAAACTTCTTTTGACCTTGTGACTCAAACTTATGAGCTTCAACTGCGGTGCCTTGGCGCTTTGCGGCGTGGGCATAGAGCTCGTTCATCATTACGCGAGCAGCAAACACTCCTGCTTCGCCCTTATTACGAAGACCGTCAATATCTTTCATAGACATTGGAGGCTTCCAAGTGCTCTTAGACGAGAAATCACCTTCTTTCACAGTAGTTGTACGAGGTGCTTTGGGCATGGAAGCTTCATAACCTTTTGGAGGTTTCTCAGACTTATTCCAAGTGCCGCTATAATACACACCGCCATCTGAGGCGTCACGTTTATAATACGGATCGGTAATAGCGTTATCAGAGTGATAAGCGCCAGACACTTGCTTCTTGTCCATATCACGCTTAGGACCGCCAGCAGCGTCTAGTTGCGCTTTGAGTTTAGAAGCTGCAGCTGGAGACATTGTCCCAGCGGTAGGCTTAGGAGTGCCAGCGGTTTTTGGCTCTTTACCAGCACCGCCACCTCCAGCATTACGACTTGTAAATTGTCCGCCTTTAGGACCTTTAGGCACTCTATACGGATTATTCTTTTCTACATCGATTCCAAGAATAGCCTTCAGTTTGTCAAGAATGGCAATGTTATCCATTAAACACTCCCTTCAACATCAGGTCGAGCGACTCCATATCAATTTCTTTTGCCTTAGGAGCGGGCTTCTCTTCTTCAGGTTTAGGAGCGGCCGCTTGAGCTTCAGTGGCAACTGCTTGCGCTTCTGTCTGAGCTATTTGAGCATCAGCTAAGGCATTTTCACGTGTATTCTTGTCGTCAGCTTGATCGGCATTCTGTTGCATAGGTTGGACCTGTGCTTGAGATACTAATTCATCAGCAACACCGGCTACAGGCGCTAAGTCTAAGCGAGCACGAGCTTCGTTTGGCTTCATAATACCGTTGAGCACTAAGCCTTTCAGCATATCAGCTTTATTCATCAAATCAGCACGAGCTAAGTCGCTAATATCTAACATCATCTCTTCATCTTTAGGCAATTTGTAAGAATACTCAAACGCTTGCTCAATGATTTGACACACAGATAATAGACCAGTGGTACGCCAACCCGAGATAAGTTGCTCTAAGTTATTATAGGTTACGCCAGAGTTTTCACCTAAAAGGATTGGTGGAATACCAAACGCTTTAGCAATATCTTTAGTAGTGAAACCCAGTAACTGGACAACTTGACTCTCATTAGCGGACACTGAAGTGGCTTGCCAACGCAATCCATTAGATAGGATAGGCGTTTGACCTTGCATAATCTTCTGTGACATTTCATTCCAACGATCGCGCAATCGATTGGCCTGTTCGGCTGTCAATGCGGCGTCAGTAGTCAATACACCAGATGGTTGACCTTTGTTTGTATGGAATACTTCTTGACCTGCGCGCAAAACCGAACCTAAGCCGATTGAGTTTGCGTAAGCATGTAAAGGAGCCATAGCTTTCAAAGGATTGCGTGGATCGACTTCAAATCGACCATGCACTACATATCGTTGAGGGATGTAAAGTCGACCTTCTTCATCAGTCCAACTTGACCACTCAGGACCTAAATACTTGATCGAGTCGTGGAAGTTTAGTTGATAGAATATTGAGCCATCAACTGCGGCAACCATTTGGTAGTCATGAAGTGGGTGCAACGTCGATTGACGACCTCTACCGTCTTCTTCTACGAAGCAGGCGAACTCACCTTTAGTCAGTAGACCATCGACGATTACGCCAATGAGCTCGGCCCAAGTCATATAAATGTTTGGACGGAATACTACATTAGCGAGCGCAGACGTATCAATAATCTCAAGGATTGCGCCGTCAATAGAACGCTTTACATGTCTAGTTGGCACAGCCATAAGCGCTCGTTTATAGAGCGAGATAGCGGCTGCTACATCAGGGTTGAATGCTTTAGTGGCGCCAGGCGTATAGCCTTGCTGAAACCAACCAGGCGTGAAGTGACCAGGAAAGAAACCTTCCATAGTGTCCCATCCGCCTGAGGCCAATGTTTTCTCTTTGTCGGAAGCGACGAGCGATTTAATACTACTGAGTAGTCCCATGGGGATTCCTCCTTCCGATTATAGTTATACTTTTGGTGCTGGCTCTTCAGGTGCAACCTCAGGAGTTACAGGCGTTGGCTCAGGCGTAACTTCAGGAGTTACGGGAGCTGGCTCAGGCGTTGGCTCAGGAGTTGGCTCAGGAGTTGGCGCTGGAGCTGGAACTGGCGTTGGCTTAGGAGCTGGCTCAGGAGCAGGCTTAGGCGTCTTAGGCGGAACTGGCGTATTGCCAGACGCAGTCTTGATGCCGACAGTTGCTAATGAGAAATCTGCACCAGCCGGAGCTTTTACAGGAGCTGCGTTGTTATCAGGCGTTGGGGCAGTAGCAAAGTTTGTGCCAGCCATATCTAAGGCGTCGCCAGATGCTACAAAAGTTTTTGCTACTTTAGGCGGCAGACCGATAATGTTGCCTGCATGCCATACATTACCTTTACTGTCAGTAACAGGTTTGAGTGTTAAAACTGCATTCATTGTTCTTCTCCTTCATTGGAATTGGATTCACTGTCTGCGTAAACTCCGCATCCAGATGAGACTATTACGAGGGCAAGAGGAGCGTCTACATTGTAGAACTCATCTGCCTCAAATTTTTGGTTTTGTAAAACGATTGTCTTGCCGACATAAACTTCACGCATTATGCAGCCTCTTTATAAATGGCATATAAACCTCTATGAGAGCCAAGCACTTTTCGTGCGGTTTTCGCAAGAGCATGGCTACTAACGCCATTGGCTTTCGCCCAAACGCTTAGTAGGACATTTTCTGCGATTAGCTCTCCAGAAGATTTTACATAAACATCAGCAAACTTGGAGCCTTGTCCTTGCTTTGCTTGTGAAATAGTAAAGCGCGTAACAGCAGAGTGGCTCTTGCCATACATTCCATTGCCTTCGCCTTTAATCTTTAAACGGCGTCCAGGAAGCGCGGCAATATAATTAGGAGAAGTAGACGTATCACCGCCTGCTCCACCGTCTTGAATGTTTAATAAAATACCACCGTCTTGTTTTTTGCCATGCCATCTAATTAAACGACGCTCAAGAGCAAATGCTCCTAATTCCGTTAAGTTAGACTCAAGAATGACTCTTCGCTCGGCATCGTTTGGAACAGGAAGGCGTCCGTGTTTTTTACTGTGAACGCGATTTCCACATCCTTTGCCGATATAGTACGGCGTGCCGTCTTCTCGAAGGTATGCATAAACATAAAACATTAAGCGGCCTTTCCCCAAACATCTGACCAGTTGCCAGATAAAGCGCCTTTAGCGTAATCTGTAACACGATTTTCAAAGAAGTTTCCATGCACAGGAGCATTAATCATATTCTCTACCCAAGGTAATGGATTCTTCTTACGTTTGAAGATGCCTTTCATTCCTAACGAGATAAGTCTACGGTCCGCAATATAGCGAATGTATTCTTTAACCTCATGAGAAGTTAAGTCGCGCATGTCTGAGCCGGCAAACGACAGATCGATAAATTTATCCTCTAACTCTACCATCTTTTCAGCGATAGAATAGATTTTTGATTTGAGCTCATCATTCCAAATCTCAGGATTCTCTTTAATATATTCTTTAAACAGTCTAATCATAGACTCAGAGTGCATTGTCTCATCAACAATCGACCAAGTAACGATTTGACCCATACCTTTCATTAGACCGTGGCGAGCAAAATTCAATAACATAATAAATGAACTGAATAATTGCAGACCTTCGGTAAATGCAGAGAATACGGCAATGTGCTCAGCCGTAGAGGCTATTGTGCCATTCTTCGAGCTGATGTCTAAAACGTAATCATGCTTATCGCGCATCTCTTTATATTCTAAGAATTGATTATACGTTGACTCTGGCAAACCAAGAGTTTCAATCAAATGAGAGTAAGCGGCAATATGTAAGGCTTCACGCGCAGCAAAGCCTAACAACATCATGCGAGTTTCAGGCTGTGGAAAATATGGTAAATAGTTTTTAACGTACGCGCCTGCCACGTCGATATCGCCTTGTGTAAAGAAACGAAAGATGTTAGTCAAGAATTGTTTTTCTTCTGGAGTTAGCTTCTTTTTCCAGTCTTTTGTATCTTCAGCCATTGGGACTTCACTATGAAGCCAATGAGCTTGCTCGTGTTTTAACCAAACATCATACTGCCATGGGTAATTAAATGGTTTAAAAGACTGACGCTCATCAATTAATCTTAGTTTTGTCATGCTATCCTTCGCAAGCGAGACACTCGCCGCCTTCTGTTAAGTTATGTAGGTTAATTTCTTTGATTACTTCGCGCTCAATCTTTTTAGAGATTTTATCAGCCTTAGCGATCTTATCAGAACGACAGTAATACATAGTCTTTAGTCCTTGCTTCCAAGCTTGGAAGTGGACCGCGTGGATGTATTTGATGTGGCTGTCTGGCCTGAAGAACACATTGAGAGATTGGGCTTGGTCGATCCATCGTGCTCTATCACTAGCATGCTGGACCACCCAACGTTGGTCAATCTCCATCGATGTTTTAAACACATCGCGGTCCCACTCTGACATCCAATCAAGATGCTGAACAGACCCGTCATTAGCGATAATCGAAGACCAGACTTCATCTATCCAACCCTCTTTATGATGCTTAGCCTCCTCTACAATGATGGCGCTGAGCCAACGATTGCGAGTAAAGTGAGAGCCGGAAAGCGTGTCTTGCCGATACGCGTTTGCTCGGTAAGGTTCGATTGAAGGAGACGTATTGCCCATAAGGATCGATGAAGATGCGTTAGGTGCAATGGCCATTAAGTGACTAAAACGTTGACCAGTGCCAAGAGCATCAGGCGCTTCGCCGCGCTCTGAGCCTAGCTGTTGATTAGCGGCGTCTAGCTGCGTGCGAATATGCTCAAACATTTTCTTGTTACGACCAATCGCCATAGGAGATTCCCACGGAAGATTGTTTCGCTGAAGATATGCATGGAAGCCAAGTGCACCGATACCAATGCTACGCTCGCGCAGTGCAGAATACTTAGCACGCTTGATTGTGTTTGGCGCGTTGTCAATAAAATATTGTAATACGTTGTCTAGCATTTCTGCTACGTCTTTTAGAAATAGTGTATTATCTTTCCAAGCATCGTAGTGCTCAAGGTTAAGCGAAGATAGGCAACATACAGCAGTCCGCTTTTCATTAGTAGGAAGAATAATCTCACTACATAAATTGGATTGGTGGACTTTAAGGCCTAACTCTTTTAAATGCTGCGGCAAAGCTCGATTAGAAGCGTCGATGAAGTGGAGATAAGGCTCGCCAGTCATCATACGTAATTCTAAAATCTTTTGCCATAAATCTTTAGCAGACACTTTTTCACGAATCTCTTTAGACGCAGGATCGATTAGATTCCATGAGTCGTCAAAGTCAGCGTCAAGCATAGACTTCTCGATAATCTCCATAAACGCGTCAGGTATATTGATACCGTGATGGAGATTCAAGGTGCGCATATTTTGATCGCCTGTTGGCTTGCGCATTTCTAAGAACGAGATAATATCGGGATGGGAGATGTCAAGATATGCTGCATACGATCCTCTACGGGTTCGTCCTTGACGGAAGGCCAAGGAAGATGCGTCATACATTTTGAGGTGTGGCATAACACCAGTAGACTTGTCGTCAGCAGAGCGAATGCCGAAACCGATACCAACGCCGCCCCCAAGCATTGAAAGCCAATTCGTCTCAGACAGGTTATCCACCAGACCTTCAGACGAATCTTCAATGTAATTAAGAAAACAAGAAATCGGTAAACCACGTTTACTCCGTCCAAAAGAGAGGATTGGTGTAGAATACGACAACCAGTGTTTACTGCTATATTCATATAAACGCTGTGCGTGATCGGGATTACTACCAAAAGTAGATGATACAAATGCAAAGCGCTCTTGAGGACTTGACTCCGACTCCATCATATAACTCTCTTTAAGTCGAATTAATCCTAACTCGTCAAATAGACTATCTCTTGAATAATCTACTTCGATATCGTGAATGATACCCTTGCTCATCTACTACTCCTTATTGTATGTGAAATAAATAAAACTACTCTAACCCACTCCGAAGAATGGGCTAGATAGATTTACTTAATCGTTAAATTAAGAAACCGCTTGGCGATTAAACTCCGCCCAAACCGTCAACGATTTGTACAGAACCACCTCTGATATCCGACCAGCCAGTGGTAGTAATCATACGGATGGCAAGCATGTCCTGCTGAAACATAGAAGCGTTCAATGCAGGACCTGTAGCTGGAGCGTCGTCCATCTGTAAAGATGCTGTGTCGCTAACTGCGAAGGTAGGTGAACCCAAACCGAAGTAAACTTCAGCAGCGTCAACCAACATAATGCTGTCAGCAGGAGCAGCGTTAGATACCAATACGTCCATACCCATCAAGCGGCCAGAAGCCAACTCAGATTGGAATACGAAAGAACCGGTAGCAGTCATGGTCATGCTCAAGCCGAGGTGAACAGCAGGAGTCATAATAGCAACAGGCTTGCTGGTGCGATTCTGATTGCTCATTGCTGTGATAGCTTGTTTCAATGCGGCGATAACTTCAGCAGTTGTCACGCCAGTAGCTGTGATTGGTGTTACACCATTCAACAAACCAGCTGGAGACAATGGAGTTAAAGCAGCTGCAGAGAATGCAACTGAATCCAACAATGCTGCTGTATCACGGATGATAGCGTCGCGCAGGATTGGCTCGATAGCAGGAGTAGACTTGCGGAGGATCTCCGAAGTAGCTACAGTGATAACACCCATTTTGCTTGAACGAACAGTCTTGCTACCGAAAGAAGTTTTCTTAACAGGGATAGACTGACCTTCACCAATGAAAGCACCAGCCAACGCAGTTGTAGAACCAGCGTAGAAAGGAATGATAACTTCATTGTTCTTGTCGAAAGACAAGCTTACGCCACCTTTAGCTGCCAATTGTGGCAACAAAGCAGCAGGACGGAGTAACTCGAGGAATGAACCATAAGATTCGCGAACGAGTTCTTGTGCCCAACCGGCAACGTCAGTGCGAGCTTCTGGAGTAGCAGCTTTAGTAACAGCGTATGTGCCAGAATCTTGGCCGTACAATGCTTCAGCAGCAGCCAATTGGCTCATGTTTTCTACTTTTGCTTTAACAGCAACTAATGCTTGCTTCTCGAAAGAATACTCATTAGCAGACTTGTTACGAATGAATGCAGGAGCAGACTTCTGTACCAATACAGCTTCAGCTTTCTCTAAAGACTCAACTTTAGCTTGGTCTTGCTCGATAGACTTAGTTAAAGTCTCGAGGGTTTCTGCGTCAACGTCTTGACCTTCAGCAGCAGCTTGAGCCAAAGTAGCGAGTTCAGATTTCTTAGCTTCGATAGCGGACTTAGCGGCTTCGATTTTTTGTGCGATAGACATAATTATCCTTATTTATTTAAAACACTCTTAGCCTTGTTATAGGCATCGAGTAATTGTTTATCTTTAATCTTTACTTGTCCAAAGACAGAGTTAGGATTATGGGTATTGCTAGATTTATGACCAGCAGCTAGAAGTGTTTGAGCCTTTTCAAGCGCCACAGAAAGTGGTAATGGTGTATCATCGTCGACATCAATACCGGAATCGGCTCCGTCAACAGATACAAAGGTTTTAACTACATCATTACTAATGTCCAAGGATTTAGCGATCCTTATTGCGT